GAATGGTGGCAGTTCCAGATGCAGCCCGACCGTAAGGAGACGTGGTTGGCGCTACCTATAGAGCATCAGGCGATGATTTACAACGCGCTTGTAGACGGCTACCGCAGCAGCGACCTTAGCTCCATGGAGAAATCGGCTTTAGAGTGGAAAATACTAGATACGTGGCCGGAACCCCAGTTTTAACGCTTAGTCTGGGCATACTTTCGACGACGCTCACGGGCGAAGTCGAGGGCTAGTTTACGGTCAGAGTCAGGCACCCAGATGGTCATCCTGATAAAGTCCTTCTCTTTTTGCTTGTCTGAATATTTCTTTGCGGCTTTTACATTGCTCACGGGAATTTTTCCTACTTCTCGATGAGCGTATTATCCCCAATATAGTCCTGAAGTACAATACCCAGGTGATGCACCACGCTGGACGCTCCCCGCCCTGAACCATCCGGTATGATATACCGCCCGTTGGGGGCGAATGTCTCACACATGTCCTGCGCTATCTCTCCTATTGACACGCCCCGGTGAAGCTGGCGTGAATAGGACGTCATCAGGGCTGTGATCCACTGAAAGGCGTCCATCTCCTTGCAGTTGATAAACAAGGCCGTAGGCTCCTCACCCCCTACGATGGTGAAGTACATGGCGTGGCGTAGCACGTCCTCAGGGAACTTCAGCTTGAACGTGATGCTGGGTGCCTCTTCAACGCCGTTCATTGCATACCGTCCACGATGACGTCCACAAGCGCCTGTAGATCAAATTTAGCCATGTCCCCGCTCAGACGTTGCTTTGTCGTGGGATTGAACATCGACGCGGGGGCGTTACGCGCTACGCTCCAGTTAGGGATGTCTATCTCGTCCTCATCGATGACCTGTGTCCTTATTCGCAGGCGCTGCGGCACCCCGTTGGGGGGCGTGAGTTTAATACGCAGCGCCGCTGTGACCTCGTTCAGTGAGGCTGTCACGGCCTGTGGGCGTATACGCATGTCCTGGTCATAGATCATCAGCGCCTGTGTGACCGCTTTTGTGGCGAGTGAGGTCGGTATGGCAGCTAGTACGTTGGTGTCCATATACGCTCCCAGTGCCCTGCAGGCTTTCGATATGGGCGACTGAGAAACTTGCGTCATCACCTCCTTGGCGTCAGTACGCCACGGGCGGGACAGCATAGCGAGGTCTACAGGCTGTTCTCGAAGCCAGTGCCACACATGCCACGCCCACTGGTCGTGTTCAGCCAGCACTTTCGGGAATAGCCCTGCTTCCATCCAGTTGTATATGCCAATAAAAAACGACGCTGTGCCCGCTTTCAGGGGGTTGGTCAGCACTGTCAGCCGTCTGTCCTCACTGGGCACAGCCACGGCGTTCAGGTGGTTGGTGAACATCAGAAACGATGAGCAGATGTCCACATACTTCTCCGGTTGGAATTTTTCGTTGATCATGCCCTTCACAACAGAGGTATCGACCCGTTGCTTGAGTGTCTCATACGCCTTGTAAGCCCCCTTAGTGTCCCGTAGGGCGTTACTCTCCTTAGCCTCTCCGACGATGACTATCGCGGATGACTCCCACCCGTTAAAGCCCTCAGAACGCACCAGGGTATCGAACTCAATACCTATAGTCGTGCCCTTCCATATCTGGTCAACCATCCTGGCGAGCGTGCCGCGCCCCGTGCCGAATGTCTGTGTCTGCATGATGACACCCGTGCCTCTGAACCGGGGATTCTGAGCCTTTGCTGATAGCCACTGGATGAAATAAGCCCGCTCGTCGTCATCAGGTACCAGATACTTCAAAAAGTCCAGAAACGGCTGTACATGCTTCATATTAGGCTTACCGCTCGACCAGTTAGGTGGTCTGTAGGGGTTCACCCACAGCTTACCGTCCTTCTCGAACAACGGCGGCGAGCCGGGTGAGTGATACGCCCCCGCTACAACGGTGCGGTGCGGTGACAGTAGCCAAGCGTTAGCGGCGGTGATCTTGTCGGGCTTATCCTTACCTCTTGAATAGACCCATAGCGGCTGGTTGTGCATATTGCGGAAGCCACTGAGTTTCCACGCCCTGCCATCGGGTATGTTCCACACCATGTCCTGTGCAGGATCGAAGGCGTAATCGTTGGCGTTCAGGTTGCCTACCTCCACGCCAAGGTGCAGGAAATCAGAGTTCGATAGGGTCCAGTGGATCAGGTCAACGATGTTTCGCCCCTTACAATGCTCATGGAAGCACTTAAACCCCCTGACGTTAGCCATGTCACCACGCCCTATCGGCGCGTACCCTGCGGTGTTATTACCCGTGGAGTGACTTGCCGACCAAGGGCACTCAATGTCCACCCAATCGCCGCCCCCGTCACCCAGCACCATGTCCTCCTCATAAAACCACTCCAGCAGGGGGTCGATGACGCCTGCGGCGGTCTGCGCGTGGACGGATGACCGGGTGTGGTATTTCTTCGCCATCGGTGACTCACCGCTGAGAATACCTGACCATGTAATAGGTGTGCCGTCTATTGAACAGCGCATACGCTCGATGAGCTTATCTGGCTCCCACAGCTCACCGTCAGCATGGACGAGCTTGACAGGGAACGACTGCTTGGCGCCCGCCTTACCGTTGACCCCCGCGGGCAGCCTTACTATTTTAGTAGCCATCACACCGCCACCATCAGTCAGCCCAGCGAGTGACGCTGCCTGGCAGAGCGCAGTGGCGTGGTCAATATCAGTGATAGGGTCAGCCAAGACGTAGCCATACTGGTAGTTACCCTTACTGCTCTCGATGATATACGTCGGAGGCATGTCATCAGGTACGTCTGCGACGGGTATCTTGGTACCGATGTCATCCAGCACCAGGACGTGCAGTGCCTTGAATAGCGACTTCTTGTGCCGCAGGACGCCCTCATCGTCGAAACCACAGGACGCCGTGTTGAAGTACATCGCCTTTGCCCTGCTTGAGCGGAGGGCTTTTTTCATACCCTTGACCGTGGTGGGGAGTTTTGGGATGTTAGTCCTGGCGGCGTAGATCAGGCGGTGCCCGTCAGCCGGTACGTCCTCACCAAACACCAGTTCGATGAATTCTTCTACAGCGGGAACGTCATATTCAAAGGGTGTCTCGCCAACGATATGCAGGGTGTCGTCGGTCTTTATACGGGGTTCAGGTGGGGTGTCTTTAGGTTGTTTTACGTCAGTTTCTTCTGTAGTATCTTCTTCATCCATTGTGGTTCTCCAAACTGATAGTGGTGTTCGATAAAAAAGCCCCTCTAATCAGGGGCTTTTTTATTTTCCGTATCGGGTCATTATCTGTACTGGTGCGCTGAGTGGTAGTCCTGTAGCCCATGCTGGTGCTGTCTCCATCGTTTTGTTGAGTAGAGCGCACCAATCCTCTGCCTCAACAGCAGATACTTCAAGTGCGATTTCGTCGTGACAGTGTAGCACCACGCTATCAATCTGACGAATGACTTGGCGCAATAAACTTGCACATGTCGCCTGTGTGACGTTCTCAGCCAGTAGTCCGCGCCATAATGAGTATCGAGGCCATTCATCGTCGTCCGGTGAGGGCTTCCAGTTTGCCTTCAGAGCGGTTAACTCACCTTGCTGTAGTCGCGCCTTCGGATAGGTCAAAAGCTGCCCACAGGGTAGCTCACAGAGCAGGGAGTCGCCATTGAACAGGTAGCTGACCCGCCCTGCTTCATGCACACTGCCTGGTGAGCGCATGGCATTCTTCGCCGCCTTCTCCAGTTCGTTCCAGAATGTCTCGGCCCATTTGTTGCTCAGGCGCCACGCCTTGACGATCCGCGACACCTGATGGTCAGGTAGATACACGCCGTAGTTTTTCGCCATACTGCTGAACGCACCGTTGGCACCGCCGAACCCGAGTGATAGCTCTATGACCTTACCCACCTGGCGGTCATCAGTCCCTGCATCCTTCGCAGCCCTGGCATACATATCATGCAGCGTTGGGTCGGCGTCGATCTCTCTGAACATGTCGAGTTTCTTCTCGCCTCCTTCAGAGTCTGACAACCAAGGTAAGGCGCGGTTCTCTATACTTTTCCAATCTGCCACAACGAACACGTTACCATCGTCGGGGATCAGAGTAGGGCGTAGTGCCTTGGCGAGTGTCTCCAGCACTGCGCTTTGTGACAGGGCGGCACCGTTGATCAGCATCGGGCGGAGTGTGTCCATCTCGGCCACAGGCAGACAGTCGCGCTTGAAGTTATGCAACTGTAGCCCCCTGGATGTGTAGCGTATGGTCGAGGCTCCTGCGTACATGAACGAGCCGCGCACCCGGTCATCGACCTCTGCCCGGTCCAGCATCCTTTGGTACTTCGCCACGCTGGACTTGTTACCCTCGTCCAGTGCCGCGATGATGTTATAGATGTCGTCGGCCAGGTCGATCTCACCTGTGTCTGCCCTACCCAGTATCTGATCACGTATGTCAGACGCCAGCGAGTGCTTCTTCTGCCCCTCCTTATAGACGGTCATCAGCTTCTCCACCATAGGTGGCACGCCTCGCGCCATGATGTGTTTCTTGATCCGCTGGTTCTGGGTGTGCTTTGTGACCACGCCCCCGGTCAGGTGGTGCAGCTCCGACCCGATGGCGGCTGTCTCTGTCGCTGCCTGACGGGTTGCGGCCTTGGCGAACTCCCTGTCTATCTTAATACCCCTGTCGTTTATGCGCTCGTTAGCGAGCCAATCCTGGTGTTCTGTCGGGGTCATCAGCCTGGCGCTGTTGAGCAGGTCTTTAGTCGCTGCTACGTCACCCGCGCAGTATGCTGCCATCTGTACGAGCAAGGCTGGGTCTTCGTTGAATTGACCCATCTCATTCGGCATGGACAGCTTGCGTATCAGTGACTGCCCGGCGTGATCCTTCCTATGCTCCGCGTTGAGGGCGCGTGTAGCATCGTCCAGGTTCGCTGGCAGGGCGTTGACCCGCATCTGTGCTGACGTGCAGTACCAACTATCAGCGGGCACCTCGGGAAAACCCCAATCGTTGACCGCCACATATTCCCATATCTGTTGGTCGAATCGAGCGTTATGCGCGGCGAACAGATACCCCGCAATCGCGTGATACTGTGCCGCGTCCCGAAAGTCGCCTAGCACGTCTAAGTCGTCGTCGGTTGGTTTTAGCAGGTTACACACCCAAGTACGGGGGCTTGAAAAATTCCCAGCCTCTGTAGCCACCATGCACAGTATCTCGGTGCTAGGGTCAGCGCAGTATCTGTCAGTACCTGCGCGTTTAAGATCGACACGGGAGCGTGTCTCGAAATCTATGATTAGAAATTTCATTTGGTTCTCCAGAGGTAAGAAGGGGCCTTGCGGCCCCCGTGTATTACTGCGCTACAGCCCTGCGGCGCTTGCGAGTCTTCGGCTTTACGACCTCGGCTTCTTCAACCTCGTCGTCCTCCTCTGGCTCCACTTCTGGCTCGTCGGGGACTTCCTCCGCGTCCATCGGTGCCCACTTATGGATCGTATACTCAGGCTCTACAACCTTACCGAACTCCGAGTGCTTATATGAGCTTGAGAACAGCTCAAGGATAGGCACCACGTTCAATCCGTCCTGGTCGATCTGGGTGTGTATCTCAGCCATCAGCTTCAGGAACATTTTTTCTGCTCCTTTACTGGTGTTCTTGTACAGCACCTCCTGACCCTTGTCGTCGCCCTTAACACACGCTAACTCGAAAGAGTATTGTGGTTTCCAGGCGAACCCGACATCAGGCAGGTCAGATGCTTGTATAGCCTCGGGAAGAAACACAGACTGCATACGCTCCCCCTCGACCTTACCTGCACCCCAGGCTACAAAACCATCCATCAAAGATCGAGGGTTGACAGCCCAGTGTGAACCTTCCTGCACGTCAATTTCTTCCGCGCCGTAAATCCATTCCTCACCTTTTGTCAGCTTGATGAAGGGCTTGTTGTTCCCGGCGCTGCCGCCAGATGCTTTGATACGATTTTCCGCTTTGGTAAGTGCGGCGCTCATTTCGGTAATACTTAACGCTGGTAAATTGCTCATTTACTTTTTCCTTTTCGCTTTTTGCTGTTTAACTCAATCGGTCAATCGCCCCTCTCAGGACGTTGGCGTTGAGCGTGATTTCCTCGCGTGGATCGTCGGCTGTTGCAACCGTTGTCCCACTTGAGACTTTCTCAATATAATCGCTTACTACGCTCATATCAAGGTCTTTCTTCTTAAACACCTTCTCAAGCTGCGGAGGCGTTAAGAGTGTTGACTTCGTGAACTCTGCCAGCTTGATCTTACGCGACTTCCGCAGCGCCAATTCCACTGCCTCCGCGTCTGACCATTTACGTGTGGCGCGTTTCTGGACTAGCTTGTAGCCCTGAACCTGCGCTCCTGCTTCCAGTTGCTCATGGCAGAATGTCTCGACCTGTTTGATCCAATCCTTCAACTCCAAGGCAGCGGTGAGGTTCCCCGCAAGAGTAGCCAGTGCCTCCGGGTCAGCGATGAGTGCCGCCTGTGCTTGCCCGGTCTTCTGGGGGCAGGTCGGAGCCGCTGGGCAGAATTGACAGTGCTTTCCTGCTGCCAGGTTGTCACCGTTGGCTTGCAGATACTTACGCTTGAAGTTGTCAAGTTCATTGTCATCTAGCTCCCATATGTCGAGAGTCTCCACATCACGGGACGGGATAGGTTGTATGATAGCCACACCTAGATATTTACCCTCGAACAACTCAGGCTCTTCAAACATAGCGCACATCAGGTAGAACATCCCCTGCGCTGAACCGGGGGCGGACACTTTAATGCCTTGGCCGAATTTCCAATCGACTACCCACACCGTGTCGTTAGACCAAGCGATGATGTCACATGTGCCGCCTGTGTCCTCGTCCAACTCATAAGTGATCTCGCACTTATAGTCAACGATCTTATGCTCTTTGCAGAACTCGTCCCACGCCTCCAGTGCCATCGTTAGCTTCTCTCGATGGTCATCGTCGAGCTTGAGAGAGATACCGTCAGTGGTGATCACGTCCAACTCGTCGATCTCCCAACCATCTTCTAGGATGTTCTCCATACAGAAGTGCAGGATAGTACCCTCTTCTGCGAATGAACTGGTTGGACTTTCAGGCATTGCATCGGCCAGCTTCCGCCAACCAGGACATGCCAGTTGTCTAGCGGCTGTACTGCCGCCATTTCTATAGTGTTTCATTAATTACTCCTACTGTTAAAAATTATATAAAGCCACGCTCGGTCGGTATAGGCATCCAATGGGTTATCTCGTCTTCGTCGTTAAAGTCTTTCCACATTATATGTTCGTCCTCGATACCTATGCACACATCGGAGCCTTCATGGGTTTCGCTCTCCTCGACGTACACAAACACC